CGCGTGAAGAAAACTGTTGACGCACTAACTAAAATCTAACTCACTAGCCGACTCAAAAGGGCTAATGTACTCATAAGAAGAATATGTCGTGTCCTGATAAGTTGAGTCATAGATGTTTTTTTGAATCAAAACATCCCATGTTGGAAATCCAGCAACTAACTCTTCCGGTGTCATCCCCAACTGGCGAATTTTCTTCAAATCTTCGTTACTAACCCGCTCCAAAAGGCGAGCCTGAAGATTGTCTGGACCAATACAACTAACAATCTCAGAATAAAACAAATGGAGACGATCATACGCATCCCGATTCGAAGCATATGTCCCATAAGCATGACCAAGAATTGACAACAAAACATCGATCTCATCACGGGAACGAGTCTCTCGACCCCAAACTGCTCGAACTAAGAACTCACGACTCTCTCGAAATGGCAGAAACTGGGGCTGACCAGGGGACTTCTCAGGATTTTCCACAAATTGATGCTTCAGAAAAGTTGCCCCTCGATTCGTAATCCACCCATCTTTCACCTGAGACAGAAATGAAACTCCATCATTAAGATCACGCAGAATTACATTGAAATGAACCTTCAAAAAATTCGCAAACGCAACCCCTGAAAAATAATGAGACGATAACCAACACCTTTATTATACAAATGATCATCACCATAGACGACTACCTTTACCGTAGCCAGAAACTCCATTTCCAATTTCTCACGCTCATCTAGATCTTGAATTGTTGTTAATGTATACACACAAAAGATACAAAAGTAAAACAACATCACCCAGGAATCAAGATGACTTGTATTGTACGCTCCCGAAGGAACTCCACCACGAATAATTCCCCAGATATCACCAAAAAGACGAGTTACACGATTCAACATAACCTTCAACAAAAACTTCGTTATTCGCTCAAATATCTTCTTGTCTTCTGAATCTGACTGATGGATCTGCATTGTCGAATAGTACAGGTTGATAACATCTTCAATAACCCCTTGATCAAATTTCAAGATGTCTCCCTCAACCAGAATCTTCCACAAAGCATTATCCTTTGTAATTCCAAGACAGCGCGCTAAGGTATCTGCTCCACCACGAGACCATTTATGTCCAACGCGAATGGCCCAACTTCTTTCTTTCAAATGGCGGAACTGCGAAACTAAGCGCTCCAACATAATATAAATCCCCGACGGAATATTGAAAACACGAACCTTCTCCTCTACCATAGCCCACTCCTCATCACTTAACTGTTTAGTAAAAGTGAACCCATTTTCATTCTTCGGTGGTAAAGTCCAATCAATCACTGGCTCCTTTCCTGTACGGAGATATTCCAGTATCTCTGTGAAGTACTGCTCATAATGCTCGATTTTCTTTCCAGCACTTGACACTTTTACAGGGTGTGGCATCTCCTCCGTTGGCTTCATTGTCCACGACACATCTCCTGTCCTCCCAGCTGAAGCTCCAAGATACATATTACTAAGCGGTCGTAATGAGAAAGGAACATGTGTTGGGCAAGACAAATCTACCTTCATCAAACGATACATATGATCAAGTGCATCTTTTGCAAATCTCATAGGCTCAACCTGTTGCCCCTTCATTCGAGGACGAGCGACACTAGCACAAGCCGTTGCAAATTTTCTAGGATACAAATTAGCCATCATCGCGTACACATGAGGACGCCCATTCGTCT